GTCTGGGCCCTGAACGAGATCCGGCAGCCGACCTTCACCCGCCACTGGGAGCTCCACCCGCGCCGGGTCCAGAGTGCGCACGACCTCCGGGCGCTCGCCGCGATCCGGCAGCCCTGCTACGTGCTGGACCCCGCCGAGTGGGGGCCGGGCGAGGTCCCGAGCCCCGCGCGGTACCCGCTCGCCCGCGTCCAGGAGGCCGGGATGCGGCGGTACTTCTCCTGTACGTTCGCGTACCAGGTCGCGCTCGCGGTCCTGGAGGGGTTCGAGGAGCTGGGGCTGTGGGGCGTCCAGCTCCACCTCGGGTCGCCGCGCGAGCGCCTGGTGGAGCGCCGGTGCGTCGACTACTGGCTCGGGTACGCCGAGGGCCGGGGCCTGCGGGTCTCGCAGGACAGCGGGCTCGCCTGGCAGCCGCACCTGTACGGGTACGACTACGACGGCGAGCTCCTGGACTCGCGGGCCGAGGTGCGGGCCCTCCTCCAGGTCGAGGCGGAGGAGCGGGCGGCTCAGCGATGGCCGAGGTGCGGGCCCTCCCTCGGGTCGAGGCGGGGGAGCGGGTAGCTTCGGCGATGATCAGAGCCGACGACTTGGCGGCGCCGCCTGACGGGTACCGGTGGACTGAGTACGTCGTCCGCGTGCTTGAGCGGGTCGGCCAGCAGGCTGTGGGAGCAGGCCCCCGCACGGCGGGTGAGCAGTTTGAGGAGGCCCTCGCGGGAGCCGAGGGGTTCCCGTTCGGCGAGGAACGGTACGGGCGGCGAGCCAACGGCTACTGCCAGCACTGCGACGGCGCCGAGGACATCGGATGACGCGCGTCTACCGCGAGCGAGGGGGGCCTGGTGCTCCGCGGCGTCGAGGTCCGGCAGAGCGCCCGCGCCGTCACGGTCACGGTCCCGACCCCGACGCTCCGGTACCTGGACGAGTTCCTGTCGCTCCGGTGCCGCGACGACCTCCTGCGGCTTGGGCTGTTCCCGAACGCCAAGGAAATCACCGAGAGCCTGGCGGCCTACCGCGCCGTCAAGCGGGCGCTGGGCGACGTCCGGGACCTCGGGGACCCGGCGCGGACCGCAGTGGTGGTGGGGGACGGCTGCACGCCCCGCACGGCGGCCGTCCTGGCGTTCCGGACGCGCTGGCGTCTCTATAGCGTCGATCCCCAGCTCCGGACGGACGAGCGTTGGGGCCAGGTCGAGCGCCTGACGGTTGTCCCGCTCCGGATCGAGGACTGGTCCCTCACGCTCGACGGTCCCGCGGTCGTCGTGGCGGTCCACTCCCACGCGTCGCTCGGCGAGGCGGTCCTGCGGGTCCGGGCCCCGGAGCTCGCGGTCGTCGCGATCCCGTGCTGCGTGGCGCAGGAGACCGGCTCCCTGCCGGACCTCGAGTACGAGGACTGGGGGGTGTGGAGCGAGAAGCGGACTGTCCAGGTCTGGAGGCGTGTGGTGGCGCTGTAGCTGGGGCATCTCTGCCCCACTGGGGCGCTAATGCCCGGGGCATGGGTGCCCCACTTTCAGGGGCACAATCCTTTGTTTTTAACCGTTTGCCAATTCGCCCTGGTTCCGGCCCTCCTCGTAAGTACGCGATTTCCCGTAAGCCCTGAGTTGGCGCGATGTTCGCATGTTATGAGGGCAGGAGGGGATGGATGAATATCGAAACCATCGAACGCGCAGTCCTGATGCTCGCGGGCCGGTGCGATGGGGCCCGCGCGCTTGACGGCGCGGGCTTCAACCGCTACGACGCGCCCGCGGGGCACGAGATGGCACGCAAGATCGAGGCCGGGCAGCACCCTGACCCGGTGTATGCGCTGAAGGTGGTGACCAAGTACCGCGCCCAGCTTGAGCGTCTCGGCATCGAGCTTCCGGCGCTCGAGGCCGTCCGCGCCGAGCGGGACGCCGCCCACGGCGCCAAGGCGGAGGCCGCGCCTCGGGGCGTCGAGATCACGCGTCAAGACGGCATTCTGCTGATCCGCTTCCCGTACGACCCCGCGCTGGTCGAGCGCGCTCGGACGCTCCCGGGGCGCCGCTGGGACTCGACCGCCAAGGCGTGGACCGCGCCGGTGGCGGCCCTCGAGCAAGCGCTCGAGGCCTTCCCGGACGCGCGGCTCTCGGACGGCCTCGCGGCGGAGCGCGAGACTCGCCTCCGGGCGGAGCGCGAGGCCGAGGAGGCGCGCCTCCGGCAAGTGGCGGTCGACCTCGCGGCCTACGAGCGGGTGCGGCTCACGGCATCGCTCTACGCGCACCAGGACGCCGGGGCCCGCTGGCTGGTCGAGCGGCGCCGGGCGATTGTGGCGGACGACATGGGACTCGGCAAGACGCGCGAGGCCCTCGCCGCAGCCCTGGCGCTCGGGCACCGCATTCTAGTGGTCGGGCCCGCCGGCCTGCGGGTGAACTGGCTGCGCGAGGCCGAGGCGGCGGGCGCCCAGATCGAGTACTGGAGCTGGGCGAAGGTGCCGGCCCCGCCGGAATGCCGCTACACCCTGATCGCGGACGAGGCCCACTACGCGCAGAACTTCAAGGCTCAGCGCACGAAGAGGTTCCTGGCGCTTGCCGAGCGCGCCGAGGCCGTCTTCCCGCTGACCGGCACGCCCCTTAAGAACGGGCGCCCCGCGAACCTCTACCCGTTGCTCGTGGCGGTCCGGCACGAGATCGCGCGCGACCGGCGCGCATACGAGGTCCGGTACTGCGCGGCCGGCCCGACGCGCTGGAGCCCGTGGGACGCCACCGGGGCGGCGCACCTCGAGGAGCTCCACGCGAAGGTCGCGGACTCCCTCCTGCGGCGCACGAAGGACGAGTGCCTGGACCTGCCAGCCAAGACCCGCGTGCTGCGGAAGGCGGAGCTCGCGCCCGACGCTCAGGCGCTGTACTCCAGGGCGCTGGGCGAGATGCAGGCCGAGTACCGGCGCCGGCTGGCGGCGGGCGAGATCTCGGCGGCCGACGCGCTGGTACTCCTGACGCACGTCATGCACGCCGGGAGCCTCGCGAAGGTCGACGCGGCNTGCGAGATCGCGGAGGAGGTGCTCGAGCAGGGCGGCCAGGTGGTGCTGTACTTCCGCTTCNTGGACTCGGCGCGGCAAGCGGCTGAGCGCTTGGGCGCTGGGCTCATTACCGGTGAGCAAGACGCCGACGAGCGCCAGGACGCGATCGACCGCTTCCAGGCCGGTGCGCTCCGCTCGCTGGTCTGTACGCTCGGCGCAGGCAACGTCGGGATCACGCTCACGGCCGCCCAGACCGTCCTGCTGGTCGACCGGCCCTGGACTCCGGGCGACGCCGTGCAGGCCGAGGACCGGCTCCACAGGATCGGGCAGCGCAGCGCCGTGACGGCCATATGGCTCCAGGCCAACGGCGCGGACGAGGCGCTGGACGCGCTGCTGGGCGAGAAGCAGGAGCGCGCCGAGCTAGTGCTTTCCGGACGCCGCCGCACGCTGGACGGCATCCGGTCGATCCAGGACCTTGCGGAGGCGGTGCTGGGCTAGCCCGTTTAATTTCCCGCGCGCGGCGGGGTAAAAACTGCCCCGCCCCTACCCCTTCCCTCTCCCGTTTTTACCCCATGCCGATCTGCCGTAACGTAGTAGTCGATGAGGAAGATCGTCACGTCCGAGCACGTGCGTTCCGCGGGCCAGGCGCTCGAGCCCGGCGCCCTGCTGCTCAAGGCGTTCGAGACCGAGGTCAAGGCCGCGGACGGGGACCGCCGCTGGCGGTTCACCATCACGACCGGTAACCCCGACCGCGAGCGCGACGTCATCGCGCCCGACGGCTGGCAGCTCGAAGGCTTCATGCGGAACCCAACGGTGCTATGGGCGCACGACTACACGATGCCCCCCATCGGGGTGGCGCGCACAATGGAGCGGGTCGAGAACGCGCTGGTCAGCGTGGCCGAGCTCGTGGACCCCGCCACCTACCCGCTCGCCGGCACGATCGCGGCGCTCCTGAAGCTGGGGGCCCTGCGGGCCACGTCCGTGGGGTTCCGGCCCCTCACCTGGAACTACAACGAGGAGCGCAAGGGCGTCGACTACCTGACGCAGGA